ATGATGTTTGTAGTGGCAGTTTACAGGCAGAGGAAGGAAAAGATTTTGTATACAAAGAGGAAAATTTCAATGGTACTTTAAATATGGTAAACCTTTCAACAGGAATAAAAAGTTTTGTTATTTTAAAATATAATGACAGGAAAGCTATGGCTTTCGCAGATGATATGGCATCTTTTACAGCAACAGATAACGCATCTGGTGAAGCAGATACCATTACCATTGATGTACAGAACCGTAACATGAAGTGGCTTAAAAAGAAATGGTTTCCTAAAAGCACGGACTTTATCAAAGCAGGCATTAAGGTTGAAAACTGGACAGGTAAAAAAGGTAACAGGACTGTTTTTCTTGGGAAATACTGCATTGATGGGTTTAGTGCATCTGGATATCCGGGTACAGCAAGTATATGCGGGATAAGCCTGCCAGTGCATACTTCTTTCAATGTCACAGAGCGCAGCAAAACATACAGGAAAACTTCTGTAGAAACAATACTTGGGGAAATTGCAAAGCGTGCCGGCATTAAACTTGATTTTTCAGCAGAAAACCAGAAAATTGATGAAATATCACAGGATGGCAGGACTGATATGGATTTTGCTTTTTCGCTATGTTCTGATTATGGCATGTGCATGAAGGTATATAACAGCAAGCTTGTTGTATACGGGCAGACAGATTATGAAAAAAGGAAGGCAGCATTTAAATTAACCCCTTCCTTGTTCAGTGAAGACAATACATATAATTTTAACCGTTCTGTTTCATGTGTTTATGACGGGGTGGTATTCCATTACCAGGACAAGGATGGGAAAAATATTAAATTTGGATATACAATACCAGGCAGGGAAGGGAAAAGGCTTTTAAATATTTCAGGCTCTGCGGATTCACATGCTGATGCTGGAAGGAAAGCAAAAGCACAGCTTGCCAGTAATTTACGCAGTGCGGTCACAGCTTCATTTAACTTAATGGGAGACCCTGTGTACCAGGCTGGCAGGGTGGCAGAGGTTTCAGGGTTTGGAGGCTTTGACGGGCGTTATTTTATTGACCAGGTGGTACACTCACTTAGTGGTAAATATACCTGCTCCCTCCAGTGCCATAAATGCGTGACAAATATTAATTAGCAAGGCAGGTGTTAATAATGCACAGCGTAGTAAGACCGGGAAAGATATCCTCAGTAGATTATAAGCGTGGGTGTGCAGATGTGGTATTTGATGGCAATGGCGGCAGCATTAAGGAGGCGCTGCCGTTCCTGGCATCTGAATATGACATGCCATGCGTGGGGGATATGGTGCTTGTGGTGTTTGAACAGTTTGATAAAAGGGAACAGGGTTTTATCATAGGAAAATATTTTAATTCTTCCTGCCTTGTGCCAGACGGGCTTTCAAAAGGCGATTACTTTAAAAGGTTTTCAAAGGACGCTTATATTAAATATGATAATGGAAGTAACAGGCTGGTTTTATCAGCAGGGGGAATAAACATATCTGCGGATATGCAAAGCGGCGTATTAACTTTGTCGGCAAAAAAAGTGGTAATTAATGAAGGTTAAGGAGAAAACATATGGGAAAAGTGGGGCATTTTGGCAAAATTAAATTCTATGCAAAGACTGGCAAAAAAGGCAGACCAAAAATGCAGTCTTTTGGCGAAATGACATGGAACACATCCATAAATATTTCTGAACATAAACGCAGCGGGAAAAAACCGCTTGTGGAAGTGACTTCAAAGAACCTTGATGAAATCAGCATGACAATTTACTTCCTTGCAGAATATGGTGTAAAACCCTGGAAAATGCTTTTAAAACTGCGCTCCTACAACCTGGGTGCAGAGGTTTACCCGCTCTACATTGGCGGCAGGCGTGTTGGCAGTTCAGGGTTTATTATTACAGATATTTCAAATGACATGAAAGCTTTTTATAAAAACGGGAAGCTTACAGGGGTTGCTGCTAATGTTACGTTTAAAGAATACCCATATGTGAAAAACAAAAATAAAAAGAAGAAGATTGTAAAATCCAAAAAGAAAAACAGTAAGAACGGCCAGGGCAGTGGCAACAAAAACGGGAATACCACACAAAGCAGTAATACCCAGGGCAAAGGGACAGAAAACAGCAGCCATTCCAATGGTATTAACAAAGGCTTCCAGGTTTATGTGGTCAAAAAAGGCGACACGCTCTGGGATTTGGCAGTTAAATATTATGGCAGTGGAAGCAAATATGTAAAGATATATAATGCAAACAAAACCAGCACAGAAGGGTTTGATGCAATAAAGAACCCTGATAAAATTTATCCAGGCTGGAGGATAAAAATACCTTCCTAGGAGGGACAGACATGGTTATATTTAATGGTAAAGGTGAAAATGCAGAAGATATTGTCCAGTGTGCAGGCACAATACTGTCCACTCCTTATGGTTCTATGCCATACATGCGTGATTTTGGCATAACAATGGAAGCAATGAAGGGGTTTGCCAGGGGAGAGGACGGCAGCTATTATGCACAGGCATCTGGCCAGATTGAAGCATGGGAAGAGCGGGCGCAGGTAAGCAGCATAACGTGTGTAGCAGATGGCAGCACAGTAAAACCAAAGGTTGTGTTGGAAGATGGCGGATAGTATTTCAGATTTAGATAACCTTCCTGAAATAAATTTTCTTGGAGATTTAGACATAACACTTGAAGGCATCCAGGAAGAAATGGTGGCGGATTACCAGGACAGGTATGAGGAAGTTACAGGAAAAGGACAGCCTCTTTACCCTGGAAATCCTATGCGTCTTATGTTAAATGTCATTGCTGGTGAAATGGATGAGGATGTATTAAAAAACTGGGGAGCAACACTGGGATTTACAGGCAGCAATTTAAAAGCTGCAAAATGTACACTTGAATTCAGGGTGGCAGATGTGCTGGGTTTTGATGTGCATATACCAGCAGGGACAAGTGTCACAGCAGGGGATAATGTATATTTTAAAACAGATGACAGCTGTGTGGTAAAAGCAGGTGAATTATGTGTACAGGTTACTGCCACATGTACAATAGATGGCAGTGCTGGCAACAATTACATGCCAGGGCAGTTAAATACAATGACAGAACCAGTTTTAAATGTTGCATCAGTATGTAATATGGATATATCCGCTGGCGGCAGGGATGATTATTCCCTGGAAGAAAGAAGGGAGCTTACATACATGTTCCCTTCTACGTATTCCGTGGCAGGGCCGGAAGATGCATATGTATTTTTTACGAAAAATTTCAGTGAAGATATAGTATCTGTAAAAGTTATTACGGATGATACCAGTGCAACAGTCACTATCTATATAATGTTGTCAGAAGGCAGGCTTCCTGATGGAAGTTACTGTGGCAAAGTCCTGGATTATCTTGAAGGGTTAAAGAGGTTTCCAGATACAGACAAAATTATAGTAAGGCCACCAGAAGCTGTGATGTATGAACTTTCTGCCGTATACTACATAAGCAGTGAAAATAAAGATACAGAAAGCATGGTTATGAAATCTGTAGAAGAGGCATCCAGGGCTTTTGTATCAGAAAGCTGTGGAAGTATCGGGTATGACATTAACCCTGACATATTTACAGGGTATGCAAGGGCTGCAGGGGCAAAGAGGCTGGAAATAAAATCGCCTGTTTACACTAAAATAAACCAGGAACAGATAGCATTATGTTCTGGTATATCATTAAGTTATGGCGGACTGGAGGGGGCATAGATGGATATTGGCGATAATGGCGTTACTTACCTGGCACTTCCCCCTAATTTCCATACAGAGGAAAACAATGCCCTGTGCTATGCTGCTGACAGGCAGTTAAAAAAACTTATGGAAGCGGCTGGGAATATAGCAGTATGGGCAGGACTTAAAAATACAGATGCAGGGTATTACGACTATATGGCGGCGTCAGTAAGAGCACCATATTATGCCAGCCAGTACAATGACAGCACACGTTTAGGGATACTGGAAAGCACATTCCAGGTATATATGTTTGCAGGTACACGCAAAGGTGTTGAGGAATTAGTAAGCAGGGTGTTTTCTGGAGAGGCTGTATTTGTACCCTGGTATGGATATAATGGCACACCATACCATTTCAGGATTTCAGTACACAGCAGCCCTGTAAAAGACACGCATAATAAATTTAAAGAAATACTCAGGCGTGTAAAGTCTGCAAGGTCTGTGCTTGATGTTGTTGAATACATTATTAGTTTTATAATACATATGCCAGAAGAAATGGATGTAACAAAAATCCGCCTGCATACACAGCTTAATTTCTGGGGATGTGATATTTTAAACGGCACAAGGCTGCTTGATGGTTCTGTGCTGGTTGATGCAAAGAAAAGATATAACCTGGTACTGGGGATTAAAAACGGAATTAAACTGAATATAAATGAAAACATGGACACAGACAGGGTGTGTATAAATATCCTGTCCTGTTTTAATGTCCGTGAAAGCATTAACGGTTTAAAGGCAGTATTCCAGATTGGATGTTCTGGCTTCTGGTTTCCTGCAAACGGTGGTATGTCAGGAGGATATAACATGCCTTTAAAGATGTCAGTGCCAGTAAAAGCTATTGTGGTGCAGGATATGGATGCTATAAGCCTGGCTAATGGTATTATAAAGGTACAGGCAGAAGAAAAGACAAGTACAGCACTGGATTTAAAGGCATCCGTTAATTTCTGGCAGGATGGCAGGCAGCCACAGGGCAGTAAAGGGCAGGTTTTAACAGCACAGACAAGGCATATGGCAGAGGCACATGTATCTGAAAGTATAGGGGATGTTACTATAACATACCGCAGGAATTTATGTTACCTTGACGGGTCAGGACTGCTTGACGGTTCACGCCAGGTAAATGCATTTTATGGGAAGGAGGACATTTAATAAATGGCAGAAAATGTAATTATAACAAAAAAGGCAAGGGAGAACATGGTAAAGGCAAGGGCAGGTGCGCTTGATTTGCCAAAGATTGCAGGAATGGCATTCGGGAATGGCGGCGTGGATGCAGACGGCAGTGTAATAACACCACAGGGAGACCAGGCAGAACTTGTTAATGAATTATACAGGAAAGAGATAAACGGTTTTGAATTTACAGAAGACACCACATGCAGGTATACATGTACATTAACAGAACCAGAACTTGCAGGGGAAGACATAAGCGAAGTGGGGCTTTATGATGAAAACGGGGATATTGCCTGCATAAAGAATTTTAAAGCCAAAGGCAAGGACGGCGACATGGAAATGACATTTACACTTGATGATGTATTTTAACTTTTAAGGAAGGTGGCATATTATGAAGAAATTATTTATTTCACAGCCCATGAGGGATAAAACAGATAAAGAGATTTTGGAATTAAGGAAACAGATTGCAGAGGGTGTAAAACAGTTTACAGGGGAAGATGTGGAAGTTATTGACAGTTTTTTTAAAGATGCACCACATGAAGCAAAACCATTGTGGTTTCTGGCAAAATCGCTGGAACTTCTTTCATCTGCTGACTGTGTGTATTTTGGGGAAGGATGGCAGGATTACAGGGGATGCAGGATTGAACACGAATGTGCAGTGCAGTATGGCATTGATATTGTGGGGGAGTGATTACCAATGAAAGATTATACAAACAGCAGCCCTGTATTTTCGGACAAGGTGAAAATATTGGAAACAACTGATACAAACCATGCAGATAATTTTAACACATCCACAGAACAGCTTGCAGACAATGACCAGTGCTTAAAAAATGCCATCTGCAAAAGCGAAAAAATAGAAATGCTTGCAGCAGGGCAGACAAGCATTGTGTTTAACTTTGAACCAGGCATTATAAGTGAAAACAGCAGTATAGGCCTGGAACTGAGTGTATCAGACTTAAATTATGAAAATATAACTGCAGA